GAAGCTGGAGAAATGCTGAACTTGATAGAACGGATACGCTTTATCTTGTAGACGATTATCCTGACAAAGACAAGCTGAAAACATACCGTCAAGAATTAAGGGATTGGCCCAGCATTGCTGATTTTCCAGACAAGAAACCAACCTTGGGAAGCTAGTTATGGGACTAACAGAAGCACATAACAGAATGATTTTTGGCGCACCAGCTAATGTTAAAGATTTTGGTGCGGTGGGAAATGGTACAACTGATGATAGTGCTGCTATTCAATTAGCACTAGACCAAGCAGGGCGTGTATATCTTCCAGCAGGGACGTATCGAATTGACACTTCGCTGAGAATTAAATCATCTACACATTTCTTTGGCGATGGTGTTGAAGCATCCATTTTAAAAGAAGGTGGTGATGACGCAGCAGTAACACTAACAGCATTGTTTCCATCTATTCTGGTTAACCAAGCCTATACTGATAATTCAGCAACCGGCAATGATTCGATGATAGTAGAGAATATTGCGTTTCATGGTAAACGTTCAACAGCCATTGCGGCTGGTGCAGTAACGGATACAGCCAAAGGCATTGGTGGTATTTATTTCAAATACGCTACAAGAAGCCAGATTAAGAATTGTTACTTTAAAGATGGTTGGTCTGGATTTGTATTTGATGGAACGCGAACAGGGTTTACTAATCTTGAACAAAACAGAATTGAAAATTGCACTGTGTTCAACTCAACTAGCTGGAACAACACAAATGTAAATGTTGGAACACCGCGAGGAATGTCAATAGCGACAGACTACACGATGCTAACTGATAATGCAGTTAACTCATCATCAACAGGCTATTACATTAGCGGCACAAATGTAGTAGTTGATGGATGTGAGGCGCACGATTGGGATTATGATAATGGGTTTTACTGTTTAGCACCGCAGATCAAAATGACTAACTGCACAGCCAATGGGCAACATCCTGTCCCCAATGGGTTTGGAAATGGTTTTACGTTTGCGTATAACACTGGCGCGTTAGTAACAAACTGCGAAGCTCTAAACTGTAGCAACATGGGCTTTAGGTTACACGCCCCACAACGAAATTCGTCTTTAGCAAACTGTAAGGCGATTAACTGCGGCTATGGGTTACGCGCAGAAAACACAGGGGGGTGGTCACCAGCGACATCAAAAATAACAGCAGCAGATGAGGTTATTAATGTTGCTCCATCGGGTACAGCTAACGTCACAGTCAGGATGGTAACGGTTGATTTAGACGTAGCAATAAGCACTACGTTATTTACCACAGATGGCTGGATTAATATAGATGGTGTGACTCAAGTTCATAAGAGTTATGAATTTACTGTATCGTCTGGGACTCCAGTAGTCGGTAATTTATATACATTAAATGCGACAACTTATCGGGCAGATTCTTTTGTTGGTTCTACATTGGTTGCAACTAGAACAGCAGGAGAAGGCGCATTGCCAGCATCAGGCACATTAGCAGGAACACCGACTATAGCTTATAGCTCTGTCTCTGCAAGGCCAGATGTTCATTATTTAGTAAATGGTAGTTTTCCTATTTATTCAATAAGCGGAGACACAATAAAGTTTATTAATGAAGATATGCAAATAACAACTGGAACTGGGTCTGTGCCAATAGGCGGAACACCAGCAGTACGGTATTGCTTGCATGATATTAATATTAATAATTTCTTAACTGATACTAATGAGCTTGATGGAATACAACTTCACAGAACAGGCAATATAATTTTAAACAACGTTACTGTTAAACAAGCAAAAGACTACGCTATTGAAATATTTGACAGTCGAGCTATTACGGTAGCGAATTGTATGTTTTACGAAACGTACCAAGCTGGCGTATACGCACAGGATTCTGTCGGATTAATCATCGACAACATCAAAACATACGACACAAAAGGGTCGGGGGATACATCATCCAATAGAGGTGTCATTTCTTTCTACCAAGTTCAAGGTTTAACAATTACTAATGTAGTTGGTAGCAGTTATAAAGACTATTGGATAGCGCAGTCTGCAACCGCAGAGACTTACGCAAGCACAGGCATAGTTAAAGATAATTATCGAACTGACAACATCACGCAATTGGACTTTACGTTGTTTCCAATATTCTATGAAGGTTCTGGGGCTGGTACGCCAGAATCAGCCGTAGTTGCTGGTATTGGTAGTGTATGGCATAGAAATAATGGTGGCTCAAATACGTGCTTATACATTAAAGAAAGTGGAACATCTAACACAGGATGGGTGGCTAAATAATGGATATGAAAGCATTAACAAATGTACTGCCAATTGCAACGGTAGCAGCAGCAACTATTTTTAGTTATGCGACTCTTAGTGCTACTGCGTCAAGCAACACAGATGACATTGACCGAAACCATGAGACTTTAGAAAAACATGAATTAAAAATAGACAACTTGGAAGATGAGGTTATCCGTCTTGCAAGTAAGACTGAGCGAATTGAGGAAGTCACGCAAGAAACAAAAGACGATGTAAAAGAAGTGTTATTAATTTTGAGGAGAGAGGCCACACAATGAGTAATCCATTTGAAGGCGTAGGAGCCAGTTTAAACGGTGCCGTAAGCACATGGGTAAGCGTCACCCCTAGTGATGGCAGCGACAACGTAGGAACGGGAAATACAGCCATTGGTTTGTATATTGGAACAGCAGGAAACATTGTTGTTATAACCAAAAACGGTGACACAATTACTGTGCCTGTGCCTGATAATTTTTATTTTATTTGCGGAGTGACGAGGGTTAAGTCTACGTCCACAACTGCAAGTAACATTTTTGCATTAATCGCATGACACTCGCCCACTTTAACGCATCAATTTTTTCGTCTATCCCCAGAGGTGGTGGGGCATCGGGCTATAACATTGAATATCTTGTTGTGGCTGGGGGCGGTGGTTGTGGCGGAATGTTTCAAGGAGGCGGCGGTGGCGGTGGCGGTCTTTTGCAAAACACTTTAGAAGGCATTGCGTCAGGATTTAACATTACTGTTACCGTTGGGGCAGGGGGTGCAAAAAACAGTGGAAATTCGACAGGTTCAGATGGCACGACATCTAAGTTAGAAGCATCCGAAATAACTAATGTTACTACTGTCGGAGGCGGTGGTGGGGGTGGTTATGCATTTTATGAAAGTAGTGTAAATCAAGGGCGAGATGGCGGTTCGGGGGGAGGCTCTGGAGGAAACGGAGGGGCTGGAGGACTAGGCACATCGGGTCAGGGGAACAATGGTGGAAGCGGTCAAAATCCAGCAGGAGCATATTATGGTGGTGGCGGTGGTGGGGGAGCCGGAGCCGCTGGTGCTACATCCGTAGGTTATACAGCAGGAGCTGGAGGAAACGGAATTAATTGGAAGTCTTTGGGTGCGTTTTATGCAGGAGGTGGCGGTGCTGATGGTTCTGCAAATGGTGGGCTAGACTCCAATCCAGGGTCTGGTGGAGGAGGGACTGCAAATACTGGAGGTGGGGGTACAGCAAGAGGTGGGGCTGGTGTAGCTGGTGGGTCAGGAATTGTTATTCTTCGATATGAAGGCGCACAAATAGGAAGTGGTGGCACAGTAACATCGTCTGGTGGTTATACTTATCATACATTTAATAGCAGCGGAACTTACAGCACATGAGTCATTTTGCAAAAGTTAAAAGCAGAAAAGTTCTTGAAGTTATTGTTGCTGAACAAGACTTTATAAATTCTTTGCCAAAAGAAACTGGTGTTAAGTGGGTGCAAACATCCTATAACACAAGAGGAGGTGTGCATTACAAACCTAACTCTAATGAACTATCAGGTGAAGATGGATTAAGAAAAAACTATGCTGGTGTTGGCATGACCTACGACACAGGACGCGATGCTTTTTATGCGCCAAAACCTTATGCAAGCTGGACACTTAATGAAGACACTTGTATCTGGGAACCACCCACCCCTATGCCTGATGATGGCAAAATGTATCAATGGGATGAGTCAAAGAAAGAATGGGTCGAAGTCGAGTGAATGGAGATTATCGTATTTGCTTTGATTGTTCAGCTAACGCCTGATGATACTGAGCGTGTGGCTGGCTATTGGGTTAATCAGAAACAATGCGTTCACATAGCCAGAGTTTTAACTAAGCGAGAAGAGAATTACAAGCCAGCATTAGCGTTCTGCAAGCCAGCATTTGTTGATCCGACTAAGTCGGAGGTCAAAGGTTATGCCCCGGACAAAGTATCTAACTAATGTTGGAGGAAATCCAGGCTGCTAACAAAGCTATGGGGACAATCCTCACAGCAATTAAGCATGGTCGAGAATTAAGTCAATGTGCTGATAGTTGTGCAACGTATTTCAACTGCAAAAGTATTTTAGCAAGGCGCAGCAACAAAAAAGGAAGAGGCAACGCACTAGCAAATTTTATGGAGCTAGAAAAACTGCGAGAGAAAGAGCAGCAACTTAAAGAGATTATGATTTATTTGGGAAGGCCGGGGCTGTGGGACGATTGGTTAAAGTTTCAATCATTAGCTAAAAAAGAAAGGGTGGCGCAAGAGAAAAAAAGAAAGCAGCAAGAGGCAGCAACAATGACGCAAGTGATGTATTGGTTTAAATGGATGGCTGGCGGTATTGCGGGAACGATGTCTATGTTGGTTGCGGTCATGGATTTCATTAACACAGCGAGAAGTTAACCATGTTGCAGCATCTAATTGCCCCGGTAGCTAACCTTGCTGGTTCCTGGTTAAAAAATAAAGCCGAAGAAAAGCAAGCAGTCCACCAGGCTAAATTAGAAGTTATCAAAAACAATGCGGATTGGGAAAGCAAGATGGCAGATGCTTCTGCTAATTCTTGGAAGGATGAATTTTGGACTATTGTTTTAAGCGTTCCAATTTTTATGATCGGCTACGCCATTGCAGCTAATGATGTGACAGTGATTGACC